AGACAAGCTGATATCAAAAATAGTGGATTTGAAAGAATATATAATCTTTTCGATGATAAAAAGAGTGCTGATAAAGGTATTCATACTTTTAAATTTGGCAGAGAAGATATTATGAGAAATGATATATTAGCTTATATTATTGAGAAGTTTGAAGAGATACACTAAAAATTAATATTTGAAATTTTAATTATTTTAAAGTATAATTAGTTTAATGCTAAAGACATATTGTACAGAATGTGGTAGTCCAACAACTTATTCGTCTTCTAAACCTAAATTTTGTAGTGGGTGTGGAGTGGCTTTCGATAAAATTGTTGTAAATAAAACATTAATGCAAAAAAGGACAATAGCTGCGCCTAAAAAGCCTATAAAGATTGTTTCTAAAAAGCAACCAATGGTGGATGAAGAAGATTATAGTGAAGATGATAATTATGATCAAGATGAAGTTAATTATGTGCCAGAAGTAAATGGATTAGATATCGAAATACAACAAGTAGAAAAAAGTACAACAAAAATTAGAGATATTTTAGGTAGCGCCAAAAGTCCTTTTAAAAGAGAAAAAATACAAAGTAAAAAAACAACAAAAGCGGATAGAAAAAAGTTTCTAGAGGACTTTTCTAGAGAAGCTGGCTCTTTAAGACCAAAAAATAGAGGCCAAAAAGATGGCTAAAAAGCCTACTTTTGAAGAGTCAATTGAATCAATAAATCTTGAAATTCTTAAAAGAAAAAATAAATGGAATTTAACTGCAATCAATTGGATGGATTTTAGTGATATATCGCAAATATTAAGAATTCATATTTATAAAAAATGGCATCTTTATGATAAAGAAAAGCCTTTGGCCCCTTGGATTAATAGAATTATTAGCAATCAAATAAAAAATTTAATAAGAAATAATTATAGTAATTTTACAAGACCATGTTTAAAATGTGCCGCAGCAGATGGAGAAAATGGTTGTAGGATTTATGGCACTCAATGTACGGCTTGTCCATTATATCAAAAATGGGTTAAAAGCAAAAAAAACGCATTTGATACAAAATTAACATTAAGCACAGAAAATCATACCCAAGAAGTAAACGATATGCCCACAGATCATTTCGATATAGAAAAAGCAGCGACAAATATCCATTTTAAAATGGAAAAAGTTTTAAAACCTATAGAATGGAAAGTATATAAATATTTATATATAAATAATAAAGACGAAGAGGAAACAGCTAAGTTAATGGGATATAGAACTAGTGAAAAAAATAGAATGGCAGGATACAAACAAATTAAAAATATTAAAAAAATAATAATATTAAAAGTCAAAAAATATCTTTATAACGGTGACATAGATATAAATTAATATGAGCGAAAATATCCCAGAGCTAACAGAGGACCAAAAATTAAAACTTCTTAATGAGTGGAACAATCGTGCGGATAATCCACCTTCTTTAAATGATCTTGTAAAAGTAGCTTTTGATAGAGAAGATCTAGATGGAAGAAGCAAAGAAGGCAAAGCTGTTAAAAATTTTCTCGCTTCCAGACAAATTAAACCTAAAAAAAGCTACGAATATCAAGCCAAGGGACTTTTAGAATTAACAGATGATCAGAAAGAATATATTAGTAATAATTGCCATATGATGACAGGTTTAGAAATGGCTAGAGTTCTATTCAAAAATCAATCCTTAACAAATCTTTGCCAGGAGACAAGAAGCACTTTGGAATACTTAAAGAATGTACCAAATAATGTAAAATTTAATAATGACGCAAATGAAGATGCTTCTACAGAAGGATATCGTCCACCAAAAAGCGAAGAAAGAATGATTGTCAAAATAAATAAATATGTTTTAGATGGTATAGATAAAAATAAATTAACGCACAAGCATAAAAAAGAAATAAATTCAATAATCGGATATATGAATACTCATCGCTTTATTCATCAAATTAATATATATGATAATGAAAGTGATAGAGAACTATTTGAAAGCAGTTTCGTAAGATATACTTACGATAAAAGCGATTTATCTCAAGAAGAAGTTGACCAATATATAGTTTTATGTACAGAAGTCGTTATCTCTTCTAGTATACAACAAACAATTAATGCACTTCAAAATCAAATAGAATTGTCTATGCAAGAAGACGGTAAAATACCTATGGCCTTAGTAGAAGCAAGTAGCACAGCAAGAAAAGAGTATAATGATTGCGTAAATCGCCAACAAAAATTAAATAACGATTTAAAAGTAAAACGCAGCGATAAATTAAGCAAACAAATCAAAGAAACTGCTTCTATAATAAATCTTGTACAAATGTGGAAAGAAGAAGAGAGCAGAGCTAAACTTTTAAAAATGGCAGACATAAGAAAGAAAAGTATAGAAAAAGAAATAGATCGTTTATCCACAATGGATGAAGTAAAATGCAAGATTTTAGGCATATCTACAGATGAGATTTTAAATGGATGAGTGTTATATGTAAAATAGACGGTAAAGAATTTAAAGACGAAAAAAGTCTTCATTTCGCATTAAAAGGATACGGATTAAATAAAGTAAAATATTACCAAAAATATTTTGAGCGTAGAGATCTATTAACAAATGAATTAATTAATTTTAAAACAAAAGAACAGTATTTAAATAGCGATTTTAATGATAAAAATAATATGAAGAAATGGCTTAAGCAGCAACCGATTGATATAGCTAAAGAATATTGTAAAAATTTATTAATTAAAAGGAAAGAACTTAAAAATTTAAAATATTCTCCTACCCAAATAGAACTTAGAACCATCATGTCACCATCAATTATTTTTTATAATAAAATCTTTGGCAACTATTACAGCTTATGCTCTTCCATTGATTTAAAAAATAAATTTAAGATTAACGAAGAGATAAAAAACAGTTTTAAAAATAAATTATCACAAAAAGATACAATATATGTAGACACAAGAGAACAGAGTTGGTTAAAATTTAATACCCCTTTTGAAATTAAAACATTATCTTTTGGAGACTATTCCTGCTCAAATAATAACTGTAACTGCTATATAGAAAGAAAAAGTTTAAGTGATTTTATTAGCACGTTAAGTGTTAATAATTTTGATCGTTTTAAAAATGAAATAGAAAAGGCTAAAAATAATAATTCATATATCATTGTCATGATAGAAGAAAAATTATCAAATGCATTAAGTTTCCAATATCTTCCGCATATAAGCAAAAAAATAAAAGCTACTCCAGAGTATATATTTCATAATGTTAGAGATTTATTACAACAATATGACAATTTACAATTCTTGTTTGTAGATGGCAGATCAGAAATGACAAGGGTTATTGAAAGCATTTTTGCTAGCGATTGTTCTTATAAAGATTTTGATCTTCAGCTTGCATATGATACAAAAAATTTATGATATACTGCCCAGATAAATATATAAAAGAGATAAAAGACGTTAATGCTGAATTAGCTCAATTAAAAGGTTTTTTAAATGATAAAGAAGCGAAGATTACTCTTGCTAAATTTCTTAGAGCCAATATAGGATTCTCTACAGAACTAATCAGTGGCGTAAAACTTGCTCCTTATCAAGAGATACATATTAAAGCTTTATTAAATAGAAATTTTAATTTATGTGTTTTCGGTAGAGGCTGTGGAAAAAGCTTTATAGCAGCGGTATTTTGTTTTCTTCAATGCGTTTTTGAACCTAATACAAAAATTCTTATCGCTGGGCCTACATTTAGAACTGCTAGATTTATTTTTAATAACCTAGAAAAAATCGTAAATAGTAAAGGCGCAGAATTGTTGGCTCAGTGTTTTGGAGCAAAAACAAGAAGGAATGATCAATTTGAATGGGAGATAAATGGTGGCAGTATTGTAGCAATTCCATTAAACGGAGAAAAAATACGAGGATTTCGTGCGAATGTTCTTGTGCTAGACGAATTTCTTCTTTTACCAGAAGAAATAGTAAAAAATGTATTAATGCCATTTCTTGTCGCCCCACAAAATATTAAAGAAAGAATGGAGATCAGAGAAAGCGAAGATAAATTAATAGAAGAAGGATTAATGAAAGAAAGCGAAAGAATGGTTTTTGAAAATACTAGTAAAATGATAGCTCTTTCTTCGGCCAGCTATACTTTTGAAAATCTTTATAAAATATATAATGAATGGAGCGAAAAAATAACAGATAATGAAAAAAGTGAAGCAACGTATTTTGTAAGCCAATTAAGTTACGAAGCTCTTCCAGAAGAAATGATAGATAAAACTATTATTGAAGAAGCTCAAGCTGGTGGATCTAGTCATAGCGGTTTTCTTAGAGAATATTGCGCTAGATTTACTGATGGAAGTGATAGCTACTTTAACGCCAAGAAAATGGAAGAATGTACATTAAAAACAGGAGAAAGTCCACATACTTTAATGAGAGGTGACACAGATAAAAAATATATTTTAGGAATTGATCCAAATATGAGCGACAGTCCAAATGCAGATTATTTTGCTATGGCAGTTATGGAGCTTGACGAAGAGAAAAAACAAGGTATTTTAGTTCATACTTATGCGGGATTAGGTAATTTAAAAAATCATGTTAATTATCTTCATTATATCATGACTCATTTTAATATTGTTTTTATTATTCTTGATAATGCTGGAGCAGATACATTTCTTTCAGCATGCAATAACTCAGAATTATTCAAAAAAAGTAAAATAGATATAAAAATTTTAGATATTAATACTGAGCTTGAAGGGCAAGAATATGAAGCGATGATTAGACAAGCTAAAAATCAATATAATTTAGAAGATAAAAGAATAGCTTTTAATCAAGTATTTACTGCCAATTTTGTTCGTAAAGCAAATGAATATCTTCAAGCTTGTATTGATTATAAAAGAGTATGGTTTGCTAGCAGAACAGCTTCAGATGAAAGCGCATTTAATGATGCAGTAAATTTAAATATACCTATTGATTTAATGAAAAGTGAAGAGAAAAAAGATTGGACCATATTAGACTTTATTGAAAATCAAGATGATTTTATATACCAAACCAAACGCCAATGCGTTCTGGTAGAGCATTCTTCTACAGCTAGAGGCACCCAAAGTTTTGATTTACCCCAACATCTAAAAAGAAGTTCATCTGCAAATAAAGCAAGAAAAGACAATTATTCTGCATTTATGTTAGCTAATTGGGCTTTGAAATGCTATTATGATATAATGCAGACTCAAACTATACAACAACCCCAGACTTTTTCACCAATAATGGTTAGATAAAGTGTAATACCTTAAGTAAAATGGCTAAAAAATCTCAAAATAAATTAAAAATTGTAAAAAATGAACAAATTGAACCTTTAATGGTTTCTAATGCGTCTGTTAATGAGATTAAAGCTTCTGAGTCTACAACTTCAAGAAGAAATTCTGCTGGTAACATACCTAGAACAGATAGATATAAGAACATTGATGACGGATTAATACCTTTTAGATATTCAACAGGAATTAAAAATGCATCGAATATGAATGTTCGTGATGCAGTTATTCTTTGTCAAAAAGCTTATTATAATTTTGCTATATTCAGAAATACTATTGATTTAATGACAGAATTCTCTTGTAGTAATATTTATTTTAAAGATGGTAGTCAAAAAAGTAGAGATTTTTTTAGTGCTCTTATAAAAAAGATAAATATATTTGATCTTCAAGATCAATTTTTTCGCGAATACTATCGTAGTGGAAATGTATTTATTTATAGATTTGATACAAAAATAAAAGACGAAGACATTAATAAAATAACACAAACTTTTGGAATCACATCAAAAGCCGCTAACGTTAATTTACCAGCTAGATATATTATTGTAAATCCAGCAGATATCCAAATCGGAGGCAGCATTAATTTTTCTGCTGGCAGATATTATAAAATACTTAGTGATTACGAATTAGAAAGATTAAAAGCGCCAAAAACTGATGAAGATATTGAAGTCTTGAAAAGTCTTTCACCAGAAACTCAAAAACTTATTAATCAAAAAGCAGTTGGAGTTTTAACTTTACCATTAGATAGAGAAAGGCTTGCGGCAGTTTTTTATAAAAAACAAGATTATGAACCTTTTGCAGTACCAATGGGTTTTCCAGTTTTAGATGATATTAATTGGAAAGCAGAAATGAAAAAAATGGATATGGCTGTCACTCGCACGATGCAACAAGCCGTATTATTAGTTACTATGGGTAATGAACCAGAAAAAGGTGGAGTAAATCAAAAAAATCTTGAAGCGATGCAATCTTTATTTGCAAATCAAAGTGTAGGCAGGGTTTTAATTGCAGACTATACAACCAAAGCTCAGTTTGTTATTCCAGATATAGGTAATCTTATTGGACCACAAAAATATGAAGTTGTTGATCGTGATATTCAAATGGGACTAAATAATATTTTAATCGGTAGTGAAAAATTTGCAAACACAAGCATTAAAGTTCAGATCTTCGTTCAAAGATTAAAACAAGCTAGAGAAACTTTTATAAATAATTTCTTAATACCTGAAGTTCGTAGGATAAGTAAAGATCTTGGGTTTAAAAATTACCCTACTCCTCATTTTGAAGATATTGACATCAAAGATGATGTCCAATACTCTAGAGTATATACTCGCTTAGTTGAACTTGGTATATTAACTCCAGAAGAGGGATTAACAGCCATAGATACAGGAAGACTTCCATCAATAGAGGAGTCTTTAACATCTCAAGAAAAATTTAGAGAATTAAAAGACCAAGGACTTTATCAACCTCTTATTGGTGGAGCAATTCAAGGTGGTTCTGCAGGTAGACCAACAGGCTCTACTGGAATTCCTCAAAGCACAAAAAATGTAAAACCAATTGGTGGAGGCAAACAATCAAAAGCCACTTTATTTGATATAGAAAAAATTAAAAATAATTTTATATTAGCTTCAAAACTACAAGATAAAGTAGAAGCCTCTTTAAGAGAAAAACATTCTATTCGTAAATTATCCAAACAACAAAAAGAAGTAGCATTTGAAATAGTTAAAATTATTGCTTCAAATGAAAATCCAGAATCTTGGGATACGGTTGTAGACGAGTATGTAAAAAATCCTAAAGATAAAAATATAGAAAAAATTTATGCTATTGATGAAATAGCTGTAGAGCATGGATTAGATCCTTACGTTTCAAGTATACTTTACCATAGTAAGAAATAAAAATATGGCTCAAAATTTAATTAGATTAAAACAAATCAATCAATCTGATCTTTCTGGTGCAGTTGTAAATGTTATTGAATCTAATCAATATCAAATAACGTATGGCGGTGGCACAGGAATTAATATTAATGATGTTGGTCAAATTACAATAAGTGGCACAGATATTTATTTAATTGATAGTGTTTTTAATGTTAGTGGTACTGGTGTATTTAATGCTTTAGATTTAAATAATATTGATACTCTTAGTCTTTCTGGAGTAGACATTACTATAACAAGTGGAAATGTAATTTTAACAAATCCAGTTAGCGCTCCTAATCTTGTTTACAATACTGGTAATCAAACTATTAGTGGAGTTAAAACATTCTCTGTAGCTGGAAGTACAATAGCAAGAATAAGTCAATCTGGATTTAATCTTGTTAGTGGAAACTTTACTTACCCAGTATTTTCTGGCGCTACAGGTTTTGTATTTACTCCAGATGCAAGTGCTAGCACATTCTTTGATTTCATATTATCTGGTAATTCAACTCTTAATCAACCAATTAATATGAACAATGGACAATCTATAACTATATTCTTAACTCAAGATGCTAAAGGAAATAGAAGCATGAGTTTTAATACTGGTTATTTATTTTCTAATGGTATTACTCCAACATTAAACTTTTTACCAAGTGGTACAGATATTTTACAAGTTATAAGAGCAAGAAATAAATTATATTCTACATTCGCAAGTAATTATTAATTATGAATTTTTATGTTAATAATACTGACAAAATAACTAATTTTCCAGAAAGCGGAATAATTGTTTTACCATTTTCTTCAGAAGATGGAAAAACCGTTAATTCAATAAGTAGTAGAATTAGCGTAGATGAAAATTACGTATATTATTGTTCTGCGCTCGCTAGCTTTAGAACTAAAAATATTAATAATTTAGTAGCATTAGATACAAATGGAAATATAACCAATCAAACTAAACCACGAATATCAACCGCACTTCCTTCTACTGTTGCAGGTAATTTCAATGATAATTTTCAAATAATTTATAGCGATGAAAATCATTTATATATATTGACTACTAATTTGTTCTTAAGCAAAAGAAGTCTAACATATTCATATCAAATTTATCGTATAAACAAAAGTAATAATACAATTGATCCAGATTTTTGTTTGGTTTTGCCTTACGTTGGTTCAATAGCTGGTGCATCTTCATCTGCCATTCCAACAAATGTAAAAATGTTTAAATATAATAATAAGTATTATATATTATGTAGTCTTGCGGGAGCAGTTACTTTTGCGAAGATTCCATATTTTATCAAAGATCAAAATTTAAGCTCAGGCTTATCTATTATAAAAGATAAAAAATTAATTTCTAATTTTAAATTTAGTTCAGTAAATTCTATTTTTTATGCTATAAAAACTAAAGATAATTATACATATATTTGTCATAGAGGAAATTCAGAAGCCAATAAAACTCAATACCCAAAACTTTTTAGATTAAATGATAAAAATATTTTAGATAAAAGTTTTTTTCCATATATAGAAAAATACAATAGTACTTCTACTGCTGCCGCAGGAAGCACTTATTCTGATGTTACTGATTTTGATTTTGCTAACGATGGAATATTTTTTGGAGGAAATTTTTTAACAGTAAATGGGGATCCTTGTACAGGTTTAGCGAAAATTGATTATAGTGGAAACAGAATAACAGGATTTAATCCAAGTTTGGGTCCAGTAAATCAAACTACATTTGTGAATGGAGTAGTCTCTTCTGGAAGTGGAGTTTTCATTTGTGGAAATATGAATTATAATGGAGATACAACAAAATCTCGTCTTTTAAAACTTCATGATGATGGAACATTAAATACGCAATTTACAGGTGGAGGAATTACAAGTGCGCCAAATAAACTTTTACTATCTGGCAATAGTTTATATATAATTAATGGAAATTCTCTTTCTGGTTCTACTAGTAATGGATATGGAAGAGGAATTTTTAAAGTAAATGCAGATAGTGGTTCTTTTGATCCAAATTTTAATATTAATTTAGGATTACTTACTGTTTTTTCAGCGATAACAAGCGGAAATAGTTTATATATAGGTACTAATACAGAAGCTACTTATATTAATAACATTACATTAACGCAGGAGAACTACACTGGGATATTAAAAGTTAATGCTACTAATGGAGAGATAGATAGAAATTTTAAAGTTAAATTTAATGAAAATTCTGATTCCTATGGTGTTCTTGGTATGGCTGTTAAAAACAACGAACTTCATATTGTTGGTCAATTTACTGGAATAGAAGGTCAAATAAGAAATAGTTATGCTGTAGTAAATCCAACAAATGGAAATTTAATTGATTCAGATAATGTTTTTTTAAATATGAGTAACAATACCTTAGCTGGAATTTTAAGATCAATAAACTATGATAAAGATTTAATTATCGGACATCAGCAAACTACTTCGAATGCTCAAATATTTTATCTAACAGGTTTGAATTATCGATATAATTCAAATATTCAAATTTATGATCAAAATTTTAATATAGAAACAGGAATAAATTCTCAATTCGCTGCCACTTATTATCCATACGGCATAGATTTTCAAACTGGAATTCAATTTTTAGCACCCAATACTGGATTAATTGTAACAGGCTCAGGCCTTAATACGGCAATAGTTACAGCAATAAATCTAGATAACTTAACAGTTGATAATAAAAGTTTTTATTTATCCACAGCAGACGCATCTTTTGCTTCTATTTATGGTATACAAAAATATAATAATAATTTTTTCTTTGGTGGAGGTTTCAGAAGCCAAGCAAGTAACGAAGGCAGAAGTGAAATTCGTTTTTTAATAAAAACTAATTCTAGCGGTATAGTAGATCAAACTTTTAATCTAAGTTTAGATGGTTCAGATATTAAAGGTATAAAAATTATTGGTGATAGCCTTTTTGGTTGGGGTAAATTTACAGGCATAAGCGGAACTAAGGATTTCTTTAAATTTAATCTAACAAGTGGATATTTAGAAACAGGCTTTAATTATCTAACAAATCAATATAATCTTCAACCAGTAAACGTAGTCAATGATACAAAAAATAATATATATGTTTTAACATATTTTCAAGCAAATGCATATAATTATATGTTCACTGGATACAATGGATATAATCAAACATCTGGAAATATTCTTAAATTTAATAGTGGATCATACGCAGTAGAACCGAACTTTACAAGTAAACATTTTAATATATATTCAAATCAATGCTTTACAGAAGGAGATAAAATTTATACAAATTTAAAAAGTATAGGAAGAGCAGACAGTTCAAATGTTTATAAAATTAATAGAAAAAGCAGAGAAATAGAAAAATTTAACGTTAAATCTAGTGGGAGTTTTTTTCGAGATGTTTATAACGAAGGAGATCATCTTTATCTTGCAGGTAATTTTAGTGGAGTTGATGGTTATGGTGTTACTGGATTATGTAGATTATATAAAACTGGTTTAAATGTAGATACAGGATTTAATTATAATTTTATTAATGCAAGTAATCAACCAACTTATCCAGCAGTTTTGTTAAAAAAAGATAATTATTTATATTGTTTAGGGGCAAATTGGGTAAAAATAAATAATACTTCAATTAGTGGATTAGCAAGAATAGACCTTACAACAAATACTTTAGATACATCTTTTTCTTCAATAGATCATAGCGGTTTTAGCCTAAGTACGATCTCTGCTGTATTTAGCGGAAATAATTTATATGTTGCAGGATTCGATGGGGTACCATTAAGAATTTATGATGTGCAAGATAAACTCTTAAAATTCGCAAGAACCTCAACCGAAGCTCAAGGTATAGGTTTTGGTTGTTATGTTATAGAAAACGTTGATAATTTTTTAGTCGCAGGTATGTCTCACGGAACGAGCGTTGTAAGCAATCCAAAATCTATAAATGGAAGAACTAGAGGTTTAGTTACTATGGGATTCAACACAGGTGAAATTGCAAATCCATATGGAGCATTTATGGCATCGAATGTTACTCCAATTATTTTAAAATATCATTCATTTTCAAATAATATTTTTATGGGAACAAATAGTGTTGGTACCAATATTAATAATTCATATGGAAATCAAGGCGGGGCTTGGACCCATATTACACTTTTTGATAAAGATAAAATGTTTGTAAAAAATAAATCCAACTTTTTTAGTCTTTCTACAGTTCCAAGTTATGATACTCAAAATATTCCTCGAATTTACAATAATGAATTATATTATGGATATGGAGCATCTCTTTTATCTAATCTTAATAATCCATATGAGTACGCAATATCTAATGTAGGTCATTATGGAGTTATAAAATTTAATTCAACATTAGATGAGTACGAGATTATTCTTTAGAAATATATTAATTTATATATTATAATATATAGTGTAATCCTTTATGAAAACTATGCTATCTAAAATATTTGGCCCTAATTGGAGATCTAGCTCATCTGGAATAGCCACAGTCGTAGCAGTTTGCACAGCAATAGCAATCCATTCTGATCCTTCATTAGTAGCATTTCTTCCAGACCAAGCAGAAGTTTATATCACAGGAATTTCAAAATTAGTTGCAGTCGTTTCTGGTATAGTTTTTGCATTAACAGTAAAAGATGCAGCAGTTACTGGTGGAACAGTAGCCCAAACAACTGAAGCAAAAGATAGAACACATGGAGAAAACATATGAATAAATTACAATTAGCCGCAGTTGCTCTTTTGAGCGTATTTCTTGGTGCTTGTGCTACAACAAATACTGCAAAAGTTGATGTTGCAACAAGTGTTGAAAATACTCTTCCTTATGTTAAGCCAGCAGTTGTATTAGCTTGTACCGTTGTTCTTGATCAAGCAGTTTCTGGTAACGATAGAATCGAAAAAGCTAAGATGATTAATCATGTTGCTGCTATCGTAGAAACACTAACAGTTGGAACTACTCCAACTCCAGAGCAACTTCAAAAAGCTCTTAATGATTATCTTCCAGCAGAAAAAACTCATTGGGCAAATTATGTTACCGTAATCAAAGATCTTTATGCTCAACAATTTGCTAGACTAGATGGAAATGGTGCTCTTGCAGTAAAGGTTCTTAACGCTATTGCATCTGGATGCAAAGATGCAACAGCAAGTTACGTAGAGTAATCATGCCAACTGGAATATTAACAGCATTACTTTCAGCAGTATCTGGAATATTCGCAGCAATCAATAACGTATTCGGCGCTAAGAATACAAAAGAAATGAAAGAGCGCCAAGAAGCTCAAAAAGAAGTTGATCATCAAAGTGGAATCGAAAATGCAGTAAAGGAAAAAGACCTTGAACAAGCTCGCAAGCATATTAGTTCTTAATTTTATTCTTGTTGGATGTGCTACTGTGACACCAAATAAAATACAAGATGACAAATCATCTTATGACGCAACTACTCCAAAGCAATATGATAAAGATAATGGTGGATTAATTTCTTTTGTTGGTGATGACGCACTTATTACTCGTCAAGCGCGTGAACGATATAATAATCTAATTAAAATGTACAGAATCAAATTCAAAAAAGAAAAAGCAATTGATCTAACTGAAGACGCTGGAATAACTTCTTACAAAGATAATTTTGGCAATGAATTATTTCTTATTAGTAGCGAACATCTTGTTTATTTTGGTGTTATGAATAGTTGGCTAAAAGAAAAAGTACCTCAAGATAATATACTAGACAAGACAATAGATAAAATAAATAATTAAATAAAATGGGGCGTTTAAAAGCGAATTATAATTCAAGTAAAAATAACAAGATTTCTATTAAAAAACAAAATCTTGGTGGTGGAAGATTATTATTAAATTATATATTTGATCCAAAAGAAATACAAGGTTTGAGTTTATGGCTCAAAAGTGATGCTGGAGTAGTTATAGATCCTCAACTCGCTGCAAAGGTGATAGGCTGGGTAGATCAAAGTAATAACGGAAATAATGCAACAGCAGCAGGAGTTTATCGACCAACATTTATTGATAATGATCAAGCGCTTAATAACTCACCATCTATTTCTTTTAATGGAACTACTAATTCATTTGTAATCCCATCAATTAATTTTGATATGAATACAAATAATTCTGTATTTATTGCATTTTACGCTACGAATGCATCAACTTCAGCTCTTCTTAGTCAAGGAGGCATTGGAAATTACATTATCGCAGCAACTAGCAATAAATTAAATATTTCAAATTCTAATGTGCAAACAATTATATTAGCTGGAGATGTGCCAAACTTAAGTGCCGCTATAGTATCTTCAACAAATGACGCCAATACTTTTACATTATATAAAAATGGAATACAAGTTGGAAATACAACTTTTTATGATGGATTTAGTTTTAATGGCACAAAGATGTTTATTGGAGGAGATTCAGCTAGTTTAAATCCATCTCAGGCAACCTCTTTCTTCTTATCTGGGTCTATAGCAGAAATTCTCATTTATAATAGAGCTGTGACAACAACAGAACGTAAAAAAGTTGAAACTTATCTTCAAGGAAAATATGCGCCTACTTGTGGTTATCAAAATATTAATAAATTAGCTCAAATTGATGGAATTGATGCTCCTATTGGTCGTAATTTTAATAAAATATCTTTTGATTACGGCGAGTTTGCTAGTGATTGCTTATCTCTTGGTCTTGATCCAGCTACAATACTAAATAATCTTGGAAAAGTAGATTTTTCTTCTAATTTTGTTGTTACTAGAGCAAAAACAACAAGCAGTATAAGTGCTGATTCAATTTCTCAATCAAGTTCAAATATTATTATAACTACTAGTGGAAATGTACAAAACGTACCTAAGAATTATTATAGATTTTTTGTAATGTGCAAAAATGGATGGAATTTAGTTACTTTTTATGGAGCATATCATTGGTTATAAATATGTTAAATAAAAAATCCTTAGATCTTATTCTTGAATTTGAAGTTGGCGGTGGGGAAAATTATTATAATAAATTTTTAAAAAATCCAGCTTGGCCCGAAGGTCAAAGCGGAGTTACAATTGGTGTTGGTTATGATTTGGGTTATGTAAATAAAACTGAATTTAGCGAAGATTGGAAAGATCTACCTAAAGAAACTTTTGATAGATTATATAAAGTAGTTGGTATCAAAGGATACAATGCCAAGAATCTTATTAGAGGATTAAAAGATATAACTATTCCTTGGGAACTTGCATTAAAAGTATTTAATAATAAAACAGTAAGTAAATTCTATAATTTAACAAAACAAACTTTTCCTAATTTTGATAATCTTCCAGAAGATGCAAAAGGCGGATTAGTTAGCCTTGTATTTAATAGAGGTAATGCACTAGAAGGTGATCGTCGCCGCGAAATGAAATTAATAAGAGATGGTATGAAATTAGTATCTACTTATGATCAAAAAGCATTAACCTTTATAGCTAACCAAATAAGAAATATGAAAAGAATATGGATTGGTGGAAGTATAGAAAAGGGCATGAATCGTCGCCGTGATGCTGAAGCTAAATTAATAGAAGAATCATTAAAGGTGTAAGTATAATACTATATGAAAAAATTAGTATTAATTTTACCCTTATTATTTTTAGTTAGCTGCTCAGAACCAAACTATAATAGCAGAGAATTACCTACTAAATATCCAGATACTCCAACTAGTGGATCAGCTTACGATGTAACAGAAGAGTTATACGGACATAAAAAATGAGTATAAGTTTTAATTATAAAGGAGATGGAATTATAAATTCTCAAGTTGGATCTGGTGGAGTAAAGATCATTCCGGACTCTGTTGCTCAATCTCCTCAAAATCAAAATTTAATTTATCTATTTGATCCAGTATATTATAATGGGTATAAAAGTATTAATCAATCAGACATTGGCACTCACAACTATAACTCTTTTTTAAATAAAATATTTACAAAATATCCATCTATTATTCCAGCATCAGATTATGTTTCTTCAAGAGGACATATTTTAAATAAAATTAATGATCGAAATAATCTTCAAAGAAAAGCTATTTTTAATAATTTCTTTTTTTCATATGAAAAGTATAATGATAATTCTGATATTGTAATAGGAAATAGAAGTCAGTCGGATCTAAACAGAGTTCGTGGCACAAAAGAAAGAAAAGGCGCTCTGTTAAGATTAAGAGATCCATTTTCTTCAAATACATTTAATCTTTTTCGAGAAAATAGTTCTAAAACTTTTTCTTGTTTTATTAAATTAAAAGGACCAGTTCAACATAGATCTAAAGGAGGAAGTAATCAATATAAAATAATAAGAGAAAAAAAAGGAATATTTTTAAATACTGGACAATTCGCAGTTGGATATAGATCACCTCATTATACTAGAACAGGAAATATTAATGGTTATAAATTTAAATTTGAACCTTTTTCTTTTGTTTTTAGCATTATGGATGATTGTAAAAGTCATTCATTTATGACAGATTTTAAATATAAATTCAATGAAACTTATCATCTATCAATAACAGTAGAATGTGGTTCTGAAGCAACAGGTACACAGGGAGCTTCTACTTATTACTATATTCCAACAACAATAAAAGTTTATATTAATGGCGAACAACAAAATACAGCATACATGAAGTTTAATCCATTAATAAATGGTAATAGTAGATCACTAGGTCGAAGTCGTTCAAAAACTAAAAAGCAAAGACTTAATTTTTCTCCAATTCAACCCGGATTTTATAAAACAGATGGAACAATATACTCTCCAACATCAAATGCTCATATTATAAATTGTAAAATACATAGTGGAGGAAGAAGAGGTGATTCAGTAATAGGCTGGGACAAATTATATTTTGGAAAATCAAATCTAACTGGACCTAGAGACAAATATGGAGGTGGACCTATACCCCACAAATTCCAATCTAGTTCAAATATAAAAAGATATTTAAATAACATAGATGTTGGTGTAATACATATATATACCGCTGCTCTTTCTCAGATTGATATAAAAAATATTTATGATACTTTTAGTATAAGATACTAATAAAATCGTGTGAGGCTTGCCGCCTCGATCAGCAGTGCAATATGCTTGGTAATTAACATAATGTTCTATCCGTTATGTTAATTTATATCATAAATAATTAAAATTAATTAAAAATATCCTCCTCTGTAAGTGTATAACATATATAGTATGAATTATAATTCTGAACAATATGGCTTTGAATTAAATGCTAAAAGAAAAGGGCCAAAATCTGCCGCTCAAACTCCATCTAAACCATCAGAAAGAAAAAAGGGTTCATCTCGCAATAAACCTGGAAGCGCAGGAACTAAAAGTGATAAAGCAATTGAATTTTCTAAAAAAGTAGTAGAGGCTCTTAAAAACAAAGTAAAAGAACATAATAGCAAAAATAAAAAGAAAGTTACTCTTGGTCAATTAAAAAAAGTATATCGTCGTGGCGCAGGAGCATTTTCTTCTTCTCACAGACCAGGAATGACTCGGGGTGGTTGGGCCATGGCGCGCGTAAATATGTTTCTAAAAATGGTAAGTGGAAAATCAGTAAAAGATTCTTACCGTAAAGCTGATAACGATATTGCTCGCGCTTCAACAAATGATTATATAATTGAAGCTAGTTTTGAACCTAACGAAGAAGACATTAAAGAAGCAGAAGAAGATATTAAAAAATATGATCTTAATGATTTTGATTTTATTTCAGAAGATGAATTATATCTAGAAGATGAAGAAGATGGTGTAAGTATATATGGATTAGAAATAATATAATTATGAAAAAAAATAAATTTGAATCAATTTTTGCTAATATTAAAATTCGTCCAATAGTTAGTGGAGAAAAAGATAAATATTTATCAGTTGCTTCTCTTGATAAATTAAAAAAATTTTTACCAGATATTAATACAGAAGATAACATAGATCTTCTTCCTGTTGCTTTTGATGCTTGCGTTGCTAATAGAGTAAATAAAAATGGTGATGTTATTGATGGCCAAACCGCAGCTAAGATCGCTAAAAATTTCATTAATAAACCAATTAATATTGAGCATAATCGTAATCAAGTTATTGGTTGCATTTTAACAGCTAATTTTAGTAAATTTGGTAGTAACGAAAGTCTTGCTGAATTAGATGTTAAAGAAATAAAAACTCCATTTAATATTACTCTTGGTGGAGTTATTTGGAAAATAGTAGATAAAGATCTAGCAGAGCAAATCGAAGAAAGCAATGATCCAACAAGCGATAATTATATGAGCATTTCTGCGTCATGGGAACTTGGATTTGAGGATTATAATATTATTGTATTAGAAGACGGAGAAAAAAATATAGAGAATGCTACAATAGTTTCTGATATAAATCAAGTTGAAGAAATGAAAAGCAAATTGCGAGGATTTGGTGGATCTGGTAAATTAGATAATAATAAAGCAATATATAGACAAGTTTTAGGTAAAGTAGTTCCTTTAGGAGTAGGATTTACATTAAATCCAGCCGCAGATGTACAAGGAATTGCAACACCATCAGAAGAACCAATTAAAGTTGAATTAAAAGTTAATAAAAGTGTAAAAGATATTGATTTCATAGAGGAGAAGTCCTCTGGAACAGAAGAAGAACTTATTCTTTCTTCAGAAAATAACGTTTCCCAAGAGGAACGTTTAGATGTAAAAAGAGAGAGGATACATATGAAAATAACAAAAATTGAAGATATTACTGACTCCCTTCTTAAAGAAGCAACAGCTAGTTCTGTTACTGAATTTATTCATGAGGAGATCAAAAAAGCAAACGACCAATTCTTAGTAGAGAAATCTGCTAAAGAAAATGAGCTCAAAGCTGCTAACGAAAAAATTTCTACTGTTACCGCAGAACAGGAAGTTGTAAAAAAACAATTAGAAGAGCTAACTCAAAAATTAGCCTCTATTGAAGCAGAAAAAGAAGCTAAAGCAAAAGAAGAAGCATTCAATATGAGAATGGCATCTTTTGATGAAGACTTTGATTTAGAAGATGAAGATCGTAAAGTTCTAGCCACAGATATTAAAGATTTAAATGATGAAGCTTTTTCCGCTTATAAAAATAAAATGGCAATTCTCATGAAAGAGAAGAATAAAGCTGCCAAAAAAGCAAAAATGGATAAAGAAGATATCAAAGATAAAGGTATCGACGAATCTAAAGAAGACAAAAATGGCAAAATCATAAAAGCTTCGGTAATTTCTAAAGAAGTGAAAGCTTCTGAAGAGATCGTATCAGAAATTTCTACAACCCGAGAGGTTGTTGAACAAGCTGTTGACAATGGATCAAAAGCTTCCGTAGAGATTCCAAATTCTGCACCAGCCTCACAGCCAAGCGTTAAAGAAAAATATGCTTTGGCTTTTGGTTTGGACGGATTTGAATTAAGAAAATAAGGAGATAATATATATGGCACATAATCTAAGACCGTTCAGAGATTACGACGAGCATGATGTAGTTAATCTTTTTTCATACAGCGGCGCAATGGAAAACATTGGTGCTGGAATTGTATTGACAAAAGGTGCTGCAGTCGCCGTTACTTCTGAAGGATTCACATTTGGTGCAACAAGCACCAGTTCAGATCAAGCAACCGAACTACTTGGTAGTGTTGGTGGCTCATTCCCAAATGCCCAATCACAAAGATTTGGCGTAAGACCTAAAATAGGTCTTGCTACATCTGGTAATGTACTAGGACTTACCCTTCTAGATATCCGCGAGTTAGACGAAAATGGTGAAAAACTAATTTTCAATCCTCGCAAAGCTGCAGAAATGAATGTCGTTGTTTCTGGGCAAGCAGTACCAGTTCTAACAAAAGGACTAGTTCTTTATAGTGGTAGTTCAATTGCAAATGCAAGAGCAGGACAAATTGCGGTAGTTAGCGGAACCGAAGGCGATCTCGCTAATATCCAAAGAAATGCTTCTAATAGAGGAACTGCAACTCAACCTGAAGTTAAAGTTGGAACATTCCTCGGTAATGCTGTGAATAACACTGCATTGCTAAAAATTGAACTCTAATTTAATAGAAAGAAATAATTAAAATGAAATTAAAATTAAAAAATACGCCAGAGCAAGTCGAGCTTATCAAAGCTATGGGAAGCCGTGAAGCTTCAGTAGCAAGAGAAGCTGGCGAAGCTTTCGCCGCTTTCCTAGGACCAGTTGTAAACAAAGTCCTAATGCAAAGCGCAACAGCCTCAGCAGTTTACACAGATCTTCCTTATGACGAAGATGATGCTCCTTCTATACCTCTTGATTTGTATCATGACGGTGGTGAAGGTTATGTTTCCACATGGAGCCAAAGCGTAGCTGGTGGCCTTCCAACTTCAACAGTTGAAGGTTTCAGCGAAATGAAAGTCTCTACCTATCGTTTAGATAGCGCAGTTTCTTTCTTAAAACGTTATGCTCGTCGTGGTCGTCTTGATGTAGTTAGCAAAGCTATCGAACGCATGAGCAATGAAGTTCTTATAAAACAAGAGCGTAATGCTTGGGCAGTTGTTCTAAAAGCTCTTGCTGATAGTGGCAATGTATTAAATACTAACGAACCCACTACTACATTTTCATTAGATGTTCTAAATCGTCTAATGACCCAAGTCAAAAGAATTAATAAATCATTTGCTGGTGGTTCTACCACTGATGCATACGGTCTAACAGATATTTTTGTTAGCCCTGAGGTTAAAGAAGATATTCGTGCTTTTGCTTATCAACCAGTAACAACTAGCGATATTGTAGTAGGAACATCGGCAACTGTTAATAAGAACTATCTTACAAATCTTCCAGACGGTGTTCGTGAAGATATTTATCGCAATGCTGGAACACAAGAGATTTATGGAGTTTCTATCCATGATCTAATCGAACTAGGCCCAGGTCAAAAGTATCAAACTCTTTTCAAAGAGTTTTATACTGGTGCATTCACAGCTGCTAATGATGAATTAATCGTTGGCTTGGATCTTTCCAAGGACGCATTTGTTCGCCCAGTAGCTCGTCAAGCAGAAAGTGGTGGAACATTCACCGCTCTTCCAGATGATCAATTCTTGTCTCGCGCAGATAAGATTGGATTCTATGGCTTCCTTGAAGAAGGTCGTGCTTGTGTTGATGCTCGTGCAGTTCATGGTGTAGCTATTAACTAATAGAAGATAATACTACCTAATTTGAAAGCCCACGGATTAATAATCCGTGGGTTTTCTTTTTTTAGACATCTTTATAATTCTTTTATATAATCTATTAAATAGGAGAACATATGGCAAAAAAATCAAAATTAGATAATCTAAGTCAAACTCATGGTAAAGTAGAAAAACCAATAACACTAGATCAAGTTTGGGGCAATGATGGTAAAAGAAAATATGGAACTCTTGATCCAGTAGAATATGATCAGTATTTGAAAAACCTTGGCAAAAGTGACTTACAAGCTCACGCTGTTAAAGTTAATCTTGTGCCTATCGATGATCGTCAAACTTTAATTAAAAGATTAAAGCAAGAATTTATTAAACATGCTAGTCAATTCAAAACTAGACCAAAATTTAAAAACAATAAAGATGTTTCTAAAAGTACGTTAGATATTCTTTCAGAAGGTCGCTAATTTAATATCAATAAAATAATTGTTCTGTGTAATATTTTACATGGCAACATTTTATAATATCACAGGATATCAAGGCGATAACATACAATTAACATTAAATTTAAAAGACAGTAATGGTTCAGCGCTTATTTTAAGTGGCTATCAAGTAAGAGGTCAAGTTAGAGCTAGTTATGGCTCTACAGGAGTTTTATTAGATTTAAATCCTGTTATTACAAGCAATGTGTCTGGATCAATTGCTATTAATATTAATTCATATATATCTGCAGATATTCCTATCTCTGATCATGTTTATGATATTGAAAGATATCCATCTGGAATATTAACTGGAAATAGTATTAAACTAATGCGAGGAAAGTTTTCAATTTTACCAGAAGTAACGAGATAATTTTATGGCAGATATTACTGTAGATGTTAATTTGCCTAGCACGATTAGTGTTGATGTAACATCACCAACTCAAGCTTTAGCTACTAATATTTCAATTCCTGGACCTCAAGGACCAAGAGGAGAAAAAGGTAATCCAACTACTATTAATAATTTATCAGCAGAAAATATTATTATAACTGGTGCTAATGGCAATATAGTTTATACTACTGGACTTAATACAATTTTTATTTCTGGTAATAGTGGATATTTTCAATCAGCAATAAATAATTTAACAACTAATTTAAATTCAACTGGCGCTAATTTAAATACTTCAATAAATAATTTAAGTGGATTGTTTACTGGATATACTGGAACTTTAGACGCAACTTATGCAACAGATTCTCAATTAAATTCAACTGGTAATACATTAAATATTAAAATAGATAATCTAAGTGGTTATGTAAATTCTCAAGATTCAAGTATATCAAATAACTTAGCATCTACTGGATCTTCTCTTCAAAGTAATATAAATACACTTTCATCTAATTTAAATTCAACTGGTGCAAATTTAGAAAATAAAATAACTTCACTCAGCGGAACTTTAACTGGAAATTATCTCACAACAAATGTTGCATCTAATACTTATGCCACAATAAGTAATTTAAATTCAACTGGAAGTACATTAAACTCTAATATTAATTCTTTAAGCGGAACTCTTACAAGTAATTACGCTACAATAACAAATCTTTCAAATACAGGTTCTACTTTAGTTGGCACAATCAATTCATTAAGTGGTACATTAACATCTAATTACGCTACGATTACAAACTTAGCTTCAACTGGCGCTACTTTAATTAATACTATTAATAGTTTAAGTGGCACTCTTACTGGTAATTATTTGACCACATCTTCCACTTCTAATACTTATGCAACTATTACTAATCTTGCATCTACTGGCGCTACTTTAACTTCTAGTATAAATTCTCTTAATTCTGCTTTCACTGGATTTACTGGAAATCTTGATGCAACATATGCAACTGATAGTCAATTACAAAATACAGGATCTACACTCTCTCAAAACATTAATAGTTTAAGCGGTACATTAACAGGAAATTACTATCTCAAATCTAATCCTAGTGGTTTTATAACTGGAGTAGATCTTAGTTCTTATCTAACTTCTTCTACAGCGAGTTCAACTTATGCTACAATAACAAATTTAAATTCTACAGGTAATACATTAAATTCTAGTATAAATTCTTTAAGTGGAACTCTTACTGGAAATTACGTTACAAAATCTAATGGTCAATTCACTAATCGTCCAACAGTAAATGGCACTGGAGTTTTGTTGAGTGGTGAAGCTGCTTCTTTACCAACTACAATTCTTTATACAACTGGAAATCAAATTAAAAGTGGTCGTTTGATAATCGGTGATACTATAGTAGATCCAAATTCTCCATATACATTAAGTCTCCAAACGAATTATCAAGATACATTTTTAGAAATTTTAAATAGCGGTGGATCTAGTGAAGGAGTGTTTGTTGGAATAAATCGTAATGATTTTGAACAATATAATTGGCAAGGTGGAGATATAATATTTTATACAGCGGAAAATCCAAACAGTGGTATTGAGAGATTATATATAAAAAATAATGGTAATATAGGAATTGGAACAAATATACCTTCTGAAAAATTAGAAGTAAATGGAAATATAAAAGCAGCAACTGGAGTTTATGCTACTAATCTAGTTTACAATACTGGAAATCAAACAATAAGTGGTGTTAAGACTTTTAATTTGCAGCCAATTTTAAGTGGTAATCCATTGATTACTGGAGTAGATTTAAGTTCTTACGCAACAACTACAAATCTCGCAAGTACTGGTTCTACTTTAAATAATAGCATAAATTCACTTAGCGGTAGTTCAGTTCTGCTTTATGGAAATCAAAGTGTTGGCGGAATTAAAACTTTTAGAGATAATGTTTATATTAATAATCTTTTTGTTACTGGAGCTCAAACAGTTGTAAGCACAAATAATTTTAGCGTTCAAAGTCCATATTTACTTTTAAATCTTACTGGTGGAGCAGTTGATGGTGGAATATTCTTTGTTACTGGAAGTGGATTAACTGGAATAAATGATAGTGGTCCTATCATTGGTTTTGATCACTCTAATAAATTTAAATTTGGAGTTAGCACCAGAAATAGCGACCTTTCAACTTTACCTGATATAGCATCAGTACAAGATATTACTGCTTATAGCGGTTTTGTTGATGGCAAGTACTCAACCATAATAAATCTTGCTTCAACTGGAAGCACACTATCTACAAATCTAGCTAGTACAGGTTCGACCCTCCAAACAAATATAAATAATCTTAGCAACACTTATGCTACCATAACAAATCTCGGTTTAACTGGAAGTACTTTAGTTACTAATCTAGCAAGTACTGGCAGTACTTTAGCCACTAACCTTGCTAATACTGGCTCAACACTTCAAACTAATATAAACAATCTTAGCGGCTATATAAATTCTTCAGCGAGTAATATTGTATTTACAACTGGGAATCAAACTATAAGTGGAAATAAAACTTTCAACAATACATTATCTGTTACTAATATATCTGGTTTAAGTGGAGTTGGTAATCCAACCTCAATTAATATAAAAGGAATAGATAATGCTTTGAATGTTTTTGGTACTAGTTTTCTTGGTGGACATATTGATATAACAGCTGGAAGTGGAAATCTTGCAGGAGGAAATATTAATTTATATGCAGGAAAATTTGGTTCTACAGCTTACGGTGGAAATATTAATGCAATTGCTTCTAATATTAATATAAATGATGATAATACTTCAGCAAAAACTATAAATATTTATAAAACTGGAGTAGGAGCAACAAATACTAATGTTAGCATTGGACAAACTTCAGTTAATATAAGTAATACTTTTACAATTAGTGGAGTAGAAGTAACTCCATCTCTTTATGCTACTTCAGCTAACTTAGCTTCTACTGGAAGTACATTAGTTACAAATTTAGCGAGTACTGGTTCAACCTTACAAACAAATATTAACAACTTAAGTAATACCTACGCTACAATTACAAATCTTGCAAGCACTGGAAGTACGCTAACAACTAATCTTGCTAACACTGGCTCCACACTACAAACAAATATTAACAACTTAAGTAATACATATGCAACTATAACAAACCTTGCTTCTACTGGTTCAACTCTTAATACCAGAATAAACAATCTTAGTGGTTATATAAATTCTACGTCTAGTAATATCGTTTTCACAACAGGAAATCAAACTATCTCTGGAACTAAAACTTTCATACAAGATGCAACATTTGGTGATTCGGCGCAAGGTGACTTTTTAGTTATTTCTGGTAATCAATTCACAGTTTATGGAAGTGGTAATTTTACTAGTGGACTTTTTGTAAATGGAAATGCAGTATTAACTGGAAATCTATATGCAACTACAGTTAACCTTGCAAGCACAGGTTCTACTCTTGATAATAAAATAAATAATCTTAGTGGAGTTTCAGTATTAACATTTGGTAACCAAACTATAAATGGCTTAAAAACATTCACAAATACAGGAACTTTTAATTCTGGAATAGATTTAAATAATTCTAAATTAATTAATGCTACTCCAGATCTTTTAAATGTTTCAGCAAACTTTAATATAACAGGAACTCAAAATAGTAGAGTAATCCTTGCTAATTCACCAACTATAATAACTGGATCAATTGTTAGTGGCAATCCAATTGGATTTAATACTTCAATAATTCAAACTAGTTCGGGACAAGTTTTAATTACTGGTATTGGATCTAATGTTATCGTTAGTAGTTATAATAATCAATTTAGAACAGCAGCACAATACGCAACAATTTCAATTCTTCATACAGGAAACAATGGATACATAATGTATGGAAATACTAGCACATGATAGTCTTGCCATCAACTTCTTCTGGTTTTATAAGTAGCAATAAAGCTTTTCCTTATCTTCCTAGATCTATAAGAGATAATAATTCTTTATATCCTAATAACGAATTTAAAGTTTTACCTACTCAAGGTGGAGTAGCTAAATGGACAGAAAGTGCTCCAAATGGTTGGGGTCAATATGGCCCATATTATAATGTATTTTTAAAATATTATTTAAAATCAGATGAAAACGCGGAAAGTATACCAGCTGGAGGAGGAAATATTCATTGTTTAAAAGCTGCTGGGATTGGCTCACGATTAGGCCTTGGAAGAGAAAGAAATGTTACAAAAAATCCTATAGGCACAACAAATCTTGCTAATGATTGGAGTATGTATACTATAATTGCTTCTCCTATTTCAATTACTACTCAAACTTATGTTGATTTTGGATGTTTTTATAGAGTAACTAGTAATGACCCATTGAGATCATTAAATTTTGGAGCAATTGCTATAAGTTTTCAAAGGTCTACACCCTATTACTATGATAGCTATTTAAATTACTCAATAATACATGGTGGTGGAGTTAATCTTCTTGGAAATAATTCTACTTATACATATTTTAATGCATATGATGGCTTCTCCTTTTATTCAGCAACAAATCAATGGCTCGGTTCATCAGTTATAAAATTTAAAAAACTTGATGAAATAAACCAAAGTTCAGTATTTAATCAATGGCAATTTTTAAGTTATAGGGTTACAATTCCAACATTTGTGAGTTCTCCACAGGATGATGGAAGTACTGGTAAAGCACAGACCTGTATCCTTAGACTATGCTTTTGTGAAAATAATAGTTATCTTGATGATGGTTCTGGTTTAAATACTGGGTCTATTCAATTTTTATATCCATTTTTAAATTTGAGTTAAAAAATCATTATTATATAGTGTAATATCTATTATGACCTATAAAATCGTAGATATTGCAGATGAAATATATCGTGAATTAGGCGAACCATCAGATTTAAATATTGCCTCTATAGCTTTTTGGCTTCGTACTAACATTGGCGATCTTAATATTTTAATTAATAAAAAATTCTATATTATTGATAGTACTCTTGAAATCGGTATAGAAGAAGGTAGTGGAGATGAATTTAAAGATATAGAAAAAAGTATTTTTAAAATGATCTATAGCATGCATTATTATGAAAGGCTTTTCCGTAACGCCCTTGGTGCAGCTAGCACAGATAGCACAATCGAAATAGATCAAAATGGATTTAGAGCAAAAAGAGTTAACAAAAATGAATTAGCAAAAACTTATTCTGATCTCAGAAAACAAATTGCTGACGAATTACAAGTTCTAACCAAGAACTACAATCTTAACGAAGCTCGTCCTCTTCAAGTCGCTGGAGATGATACAGTTGAAGCTCCAGGCAGATCTTATAGCTACAGTAGAAATATAGAAAGTTTATAAACTTATGGCAAGCTTTATATCAGCAAATGATGAAGCTTGGTTTTCTGAATCAGCAACTCAATGGTTTGATACTTTCAAAAGATTAATAACTGTTCACAAAGAGCCAATTAAAAAAATTAAAAATAACACAAATACCCAACTATTTGGTTATGGTCAAAATGGACAAGCAACTTCTCAGCAAGTAGAATACATTCCACGAAGTCAAGATTTTTATGCGGTTGTAAAATATAATAACAATCAAGATTTAAATTTAATAGCAGATATCAACGCTTATGTTGCAAGCCAAAATTACGTAACAATGATTGTAGATTCTACTGCTAAAGATTATATATCAAAAGAAAAAACAGAAAAAATTGTATTTGACGGAAAATCTTTTAATGTTATATCTAGTGGAACAGTAAAATATTATTTTACAAAACAATATTATGAATTTATTATCAAGGAGATAACATAATGCCTGTGGCAATAAATAGATCAGTTCTAATGAAGTCTTTAAAAACTTTTGATCTTTCCTCAATAAAAGACCAGGCCCTTCAACAAGCTCAAAATGAAATGAGCAAAATAAAACAAGAACTTTTAGAAGATTATAATGATCATCCTGTTACTAAAGAATTAGAAGCTGGCGCTGATTCAGAAAATATTTCTCAAACTTTAAATGGAATTGGAAATTTAACAACTTACATAGGATTTCAAGAAGGATCTAATCCAACAGAACCAGTAAGAGATAAATTAAAAACTGTAACTTTAAATCCTAAAGGAAAAGTTTCTGATAATGATTCTAATTTATCTTTTGAATTTGATGTTATTGCGCCTTCAATTGAAGAAATTGAATCTGTTGGATCTTTGCCATTTGAGCAAGGAAATAGTTGGATTAGAGGAATAGAAAATGGCATATCTGGATTTGGAGCATATATTTATGGCAGAATGTTTAAAAATAGTAGATCAGGAAAAGGTTTACAAGGAAGAAAATCCTTTAGACAAGGCAACTTTAGACCTGTATCATATATGAATGAGATAATGAATAAATTCTATTCAAAAATTAAAAAATGAAACCTCAAGTTGATAATATAGTAATGTCTAATATGCTTCTTTGGCTAGATAATCAAATATTATCTAAAGGTGAAGCTTATACTAATTATTCTGGTAATTTTTATCCAGTTGATAGTTTAGTTAATGGATTTTATACTTATGGTTTACCATTTAAACAAGTTGTAGCAGATGCATCTATTAATGGTGCTAATTTAATGTCTGGCATATATTTAAATGGCACATATATAACCCCAGGAACTAGTGGGTTTTCTGGTATTAACCCAAATGTAGGATACGCTTTCTTTTCTTCTGATCCAGCTGGTAGTGGAATAAGTGGTAACTATGCTGTTAAAGATTTTAATATATATTTAACTAGTTTAGCAGAAGAACAATTAATATTTGAAACAAAATTTGAAATTAACCCTAAAGTAACACAAAATCCAACTGGAATCTCTACTTCCGCATTAACTTACCCAGCTATATTTTTAAAAAACAATGGTGGTCAAAATAAACCATTCGCTTTAGGTGGTCAAGATGAGACTTTATTACAAGTAAGAGCAATAGTAATGGCAGATAATTTGTTCTCTTTGGACGCAGTTTGCTCCATTTTAAGAGATACAGCCAGAAAAAATATGCCTTTAATATCACAAAGCAATATGCCTTTTGATAATTATGGTATAACCAAGAATAATAATTTTAATTATATTAATCTTGTTTCTGGTATAGTTAATCCAAATTTAATCTATGTTAAAACTGTCAACGTTAGCAAAATTATACCCTATAGGTATGAATATCAAAATAACGTTAATCCAGAGATATTTAGTGCTTTTGTGGACTTTGAACTATCAGATTTCAGATATCCACATGCATAATTATTTCTCTTTGCTTTAAAAACAATGTAATAAACAGTATAACTTAAGGAGAATTTTTATATGCCAAGAAAAAGAGTAATTTATCAATCAGAAGCAATTTTTGTAGGACCAAGTGGAGGTGGAAGTAGCGTTTCTAATGCTTATTCACTATCAAAACAACTAAACCGCGTACAAAGCGCAAACTATAGTTTTAATATCGCTAGACAAAACGTAAATCAATTTGGCCAAATCGGTGCAATTGACCAAGTTATTCTTGAAGCTCCAACGGTTAGTTTAGATTTTTCTTATTATGCAAATTCTGGAGAAAACGAGCAAACTTTGGGTCTTGCCGTTTCTACTGGACAAACTAATGTTCCAGCTCTTAGAAATATTCTAAGTGGCGGAGCAACTGGTCAAGATGTAAAAAATTATTATATCGTAGTTGCTCCAGAAGGAGCAGATGCTAATTTAAATGAAGCAGACGTAACTGGAAATGGAAAAGTTATTGGAATTGGAAACGCAGGATTAACTTCTTATAGTATTAATGCTGCAGTAGGAGGTTTCCCAACCGTTTCAGTTTCAGCTGAAGGCTTGAATATGAGATTCTACGATGCAACCACTGGAACCGTACCAGCAATTAATCCTGCAGATGGAAATAATGCTACTGGAATTTTTGCTATTTCTGGTTTAACAACTGGAGCTGGATATACAGCCTTAAGACCAGGCGATATTACAGTAACATTCTCTGGAGCCAAAGGCGTAGTAGAAGAAGATCTAAAAATTCAAGATTTTACAATTAGTTTTGATCTTGGAAGAGATCCAATTCAAAAATTAGGAAATAGATTTGCTTTCTCAAGAGAAATCACATTCCCAGTAACAGTTAATGCAACAATTAATGCAGTTCTCGGAGAAATGGAAGCAGAAAATCTTGCAACAGTAATTGCTTCAGATTGTGCAGACGCAGATCTAGTAATAAACATGTTATCTCCAAAAACTTGCGAAGGTGGAGCTCAAGCTAGAGCATTAAAATATACTCTAAAAGGAGCCAAATTAACATCTCAATCATTCACAAGTTCAATTGGCGCAAATAAATCAATATCCTTGCAATATGCAGCTTGGTTAGGTGGTCCAAGTGAAACTACTAAAGGATTATTTATTGATGTTCCAGGAGCATCATAATATTAATTATTAATTAATTGTTAATATTAAAAGCCCCGCTTCGGCGGGGTTTTTAGTGTAAACATATGTAGGTAAAAGGTTGGTTAAAAGGTATAAGTTATGCAAAACGATAATAAAGTAAAAGATTACGTATCTTTTCAGATACATAAAAGTTTAGTTAATTTATATAAAAGATATCTTAATTTAATAGAAGATATTCAAGAAGATCACAATGCTATGATTGATAAAATATCAAGTAAAGTAGATCAAAATACATTAAAAAATATTGACTATTTTGATGATAATAAATATAATTACTTAAGAAAGAAAATACTTGATATAGGCAACGAAACCATAAGAGACATAGAGAAAAATTTTGACTTTATTAAAATGGAATTTAAGGATGAAAATGAAAAATAAATATATAAGCTTTCCTATTGATGCTATTATCCAAGCTAACTTGGAGATGCAAGCAATACAAAGAGAATTAAACAAATTAGGAATCAAAAATCCTTCTTTGAATACATTTAAAAACAAGAATTTTTTAAATCAATACAGCTCTTGGAATGAAGAAAAACAAAATGTTTTTATAAAGCTAATTGGCGGAAATGCCAACTATAAAAAAACAAAAGGTTTTATTGAATCTTTGAAAGTAGGATAATAAATTATGAACAAAAAAATATATGAATTTACAGTAAGCAAACAAGAAGAAGTAGATAAAACAGAAACAAAAATTGAAGATGGTAAGGAAATTTCTATTACTTCCAAAGTAACAGAAGCTGTTCCACGCAAATTTTTTATTAAAAAACCAACTAGAGCATTATTTGAAGAAGCAGAATTATTTTATGCTGTTAGATTATCAGAAGGAATTAAGGCTGGTTTATTGACTAGGTCTTTGTTATCTAAAAGATATTCTAATGATGGTGGAGCATTAAGTGATCAAGATAAGGGTAAATATGCAGAACTTTATGTTAAATTATTTGAAAAACAAAACGAATTTCAAAAATTATCAATAGTAGATAAAAATGATAGAAGTAAAGAAGCTCAAGAATATTTTGATAAACTAAGCTCTGAGATCATAAATCTGAGAACAGAAATTCAAGATTTTGAAATTGCGCAAGCTAGTTTATTTGATCAAACTGCTGAAAATAGAGCTAGAAATAAAACTATTTTATGGTGGATTTTACATTTATCTTTTATGATTGATAAAGAAGGAAAAGAGTCTCAATTATTTGGAGAAGGATCATTTGATGAAAAGCTTGCTCTTTATGATGGCATAGAAGATAATCAAGATGAATGGTTAAAAACTGTAGTTAAAAAATTTGCTTTTTATGTAAGCTTTTGGTACATGGGAAGAGCAAGCACACAAGAAGAGTTTGAGAAATTGGTAACTTTTGAAAATGTATAATCTTGAACCAAGAGGAATATAAATTACTTTATCATGATATATTGAATGGCTATTCATTTTACAATGATAGTAAAGACTCATTCTACATAAAACATTTTTGTTTAAAAGATCTAAACGTAGTTAATAAAAGAAAAATAGAAATCGAAAATAAAGCCAAAAGATTAGGCCTTTTAGATGAAAAAACCCAGCTTCAAAATTTAATTGATAAGGATTCTTGGTCTAAAGATAAAGAAGATCAAATAGATAAATTCAAAAGCTTCATAAAGAATTTAAAATACACAAAATCAAAATTAATTGTTTCTAGAGATATAGAAAATATGAATTCTCAAATTAAAGAAAATGAGGATAAATTAGATATACTTTTAAAAGAAAGACAAGAACTTTTGGGTACTACTTTAGAGTCTTATAGTGGGAAAAAAATAAGTGAATATTATGTTTATGTATCTCTTTATAAAGATGAATCTCTAAAGAATAAACTATTAACAAGTCAAGAATTTGAAGATCTTGAATATGAAGAGTTATACGCTTTGTATACTAAATATAATATTGGTTTATCTGGATTGAACGAAAGAAATCTTAAAAAAGTAGCTTTATCTGGTTTTTTCTTGAATTCATTTTATTTATGTGATGATAATCCGTATACATTTTTTGGTAAACCTATTATTGATCTTACATTTATACAAAGCGAGCTATTTTCTTATGCTAAATATTTTAAAGGTATATTAACTAATAGTACAACAAAAGCACCAGATAATGTACTTAATGATCCAGAAGCGTTAGTAGATTGGTATGAAGGGTCAAAAAATGCAGCTGAAGTTACTCGTAATACGAAAAGTAAAAATTCAGAAGAAACGCTAGGAAGCTCTTTGGTAGGAGCATCAAAGGAAGATCTTAAGAAAATGGGCATGAAAAATACAGATAATATTAGTTTAACTGAAGAAGCTAAAAAGAAAGGCGGATCGCTGTCATTCCAAGACCTCATAAAATTACATAATGCTTAATATTTAGTGTAATTTATCACAGGAAAGAGGTATAAGGAATGGCTAATGTAGTCGGAAGAGTCCCAGTAGGTGCAGATACAAGGCCGCTAGAGAATGATATCTCAGCGGCTCTTAGTAAAAATTATCAATTAAAGGGATTAAACGAAAAAGCATTCTCCCAACCTCTTGGTAGAATTACTGGCGCAGTAGATGAATTTAGAAAATCATTAGATGCATCTAACGCTCGCGTTCTTGCATTCGGAGCTTCTGCTGGTGCAATTTTCGCTATTCAAAAAGGTTTTGAAAATTTAATTAAAACCACAATTAATGTTCAAAAAAATCTAACAGATATTAATAGTATATTAGGTTTAAGTGCAAAAAATCTTTCTAATTTTGGCGATCAATTATTTAAAGTAGCTGGTCAAACAGGACAAAGTTTTGAAACTGTATCTCAAGCAGCAGTTGAATTTTCTAGACAAGGTCTTGGTGTAGAAGAAACTTTAAAAAGAACAAGAGATGCATTAATTTTAACTAGATTAAGTGGATTAGATGTTGTATCTAGTACTCAAGCTTTAACTGCAACAATTAATAGTTTTAATAAAGTAGCTTTAGATTCAACTCAAATCGTCAATAAATTAGCAACAGTCGACGCTGCTTTTGCGGTAAGTAGCGCAGATCTTGCTGACGCAATTAGTCGAGTAGGTTCATCTGCTGATAGTGTTGGAGTTAATTTAGATCAATTAGTAGCATTAGTTACTAGCGTTCAACAAACTACTGCTAGAGGTGGTGCGGTTATTGGAAACTCTTTAAAAACTATTTTTACTCGTCTTGAAAGAACTGAAGTTTTAGATCAATTAGAGCAATTAGGAATTCAAGCTAGAAATCTTGATGGCAGTTTTAAACCAGCAATAGATACATTAACTCAATTATCTCAAAAATTTGATGGATTATCAGATTCTCAAAGAGCTAACGTTGCTGAATTAGTTGGTGGTGTATTTCAAATTAATATTTTAAAAGCTGCATTAGGAGATTTAGGAAAACAATATTCTATTTATAACAGCGCATTAAATACAAGTGCAAATGCAACAGATGCAGCGGTAAAAAGAAACGAACAATTAAATCAAACGTTATCAGCATTAATAAATAAAACAACAACAAATTTTACAAAACTTGCAGCAGATGTTGGCGGATTGACTCTTACTCCAGCAATAGAAGGAGTTTTAGGAAATATAAATTCTGCACTTGAATCATTTAATTTAGCAGACGCAAAAGGTCCTGGAGAAAAATTAGCAAAAGGATTGTTAGAAGGTTTAGGAAATTATATCAGTGGACCAGGATTAGCATTAATTGGCGCTGTTATTGGTAAGTTATTTATTAATCTTGCTAAATTCAGCGGTCAAGCAGTAGGGCAAATATTAGATATTAATAAAGGATCTCAAGAACAAGCTCAAATTCAAGAGCGAATTAATTCAATTCTAGCTCAAAATCCAAATTTAATACAAGGAATCTTAAATAAACAAGTAAGTCTATTAGAAGTAGAAAATCAAATTCTTTCTGTTATAAAAGCACAAACTATAGCTAGAGAACAAGCCGCAGCAGTTTCAGCAAGTTTAACAGCAGGTTTAATGGGAAGAGGAGTAACTTCTGTTGGAGGAAAAATTTCAGCAAAAAGTGGTGGATTTATTCCTAATTTCTCTTCAGCAGAACAAACCGAAGTTTACGGAGCATATCTTGGAGGATATAAACCAGGCGCAATTTCAAGAATGAATATTCCTGGGGCAGGACAAGTAGTTTATAATAAAGCAGAACAAGTAAAACAATTTCCAGGAATGAGTCAACCAGCTATTATGCCTCCTCAAGGAAGTAGTGCTGGAAAAAATTATGCCGAAGCATTTCAAAGTAAATTAGGATTTAATCCATATGCTGCAATGGGATATATACCAAATTTTGCTACAGCTTCGAACGCTATAATCAGACAAAATGAAGGTAGATTTAAACAAATAGGAGATAGTAAAAAATTTGAAATAGGGAATACAGGATTAACTGCGAGTAAATCTGAAATTGAAAAAGCATTAGCAGCAAAAGTTAAAACAACATCTATATTAGATGCAAATGGTATTGCTACAATGTTAGTTCCTCACGGAGGAATGACTTCTCCAATAGGATCATATACTTTTGATAATGGACTTACTGTAAAATGGCCAGTACGCACTTATGGTTCAAGATCTGATACAGGAATTAGAGATGTTTATCAAGAAATTGAAAAAGGTGTCGCAACTGGTACAATAAAATATGCTTCTTCAATTAAACCACCAGCTTCTGTTCCTGCTGGTCCTACTGTAATATCTGCAATCAAAAGAACTCCTGGAGCAGCTGGAGCTTTAGGAGCAGCAGCTGGAGCAGCATTTGAAGTTGGAATGGGGCTTGCACTTGGAGCAGAAAGTGCTGCTGTAGAGGGAGTAAATTTTGATGTTTTATCTTCTAATCCAGAACTTAAAAAATTGTTTGGATATAATACTCCACTTGCAGATTTTAAAATTAATGATAGTAGTGCTGGAAATAGAAAAAGCATGGCAGAAAAAATTATATCTGCATCTGGAGTTTTAGGAAAAGAAATATTTAGTGGAAATGAAAAGGATTTAGCTAATCGTCAAGCTTCAGTTAAACAATTTGTTAAAAGTAATAATATAAATAAATCTTTTGGTTTTATTCCTAATTATTCTTCATTAACAGCTTCTATGATGAGAGAAATTTCTTCTGGAGTATCTCCATCTTCTGTTAGAGTAGGGCAAGATTCAAGATTATCTAATTCACAAAATCCTATGGGTCTTGGAGTATACAATACAAAAGATGAGCCAAATGGTTTAAGTCAAGGTATTGCTAGATTTAAAGATGTATTTTCTGCCAGAAAATCTGGAGCAGCTAAAGGATTTATTCCAAATTATGCAAATAGAAGAACAGGTACTGGAGCATTGGCTGCTTCAATTTTAGCCCCTACTATCGCAGGAGGAATAAATTCTTACTTACCAGAAGAAAATATAATTGGAAGAGGAATAACTACTGGTATTGGAAATGTTGTAAGTTATGGCACAACTGGAGCTGCTCTTGGAGGAGCTCCTGGAGCAATTATTGGCGGGCTTGTTGGCGCAACAATGGCTTTTATAGATGTTCAAAAACAATTAGATGAAGAACCATTTAAAAAATTAGAAAAACAAATACAACTTTCTCAAGAAAAATTAAATTCTTTAAATGATACATTTAGTAGATTTAATGGAATATCAGAAAAATTAAATGAAGCATATACTGGTAATATAAGAGTATCTAGTCAAGAAATACAAAAATTACAATCTGCTCAAATAGCTACATTATCTAATTTACCAAAAGATACAAGAGATGCAATATTAAAAGCCTTAAGCGAAGGCAATATGTTAAGAGTCCAAGAAATACAAACTGGAGTTATTACAACAGAAGCATCGCAAAAGCAATATGATGAACTAAATGCATCTATATTACAAAAAGAAGAAGCTGGAAAACCTAAATTTCTTACAAAAGCATATCGCTATGCTGCAACAACTATTGATGCTTCAAATCCATTTACTCCTTATCCACAAGGAGGATATCAAGCAGAAATAAATCGTCCATTACCAGTTTCAAAAGAAATACAAGAAAAATATCAAAATCAAATTAAAAATTTACCAACTTTAAAATTACCAAATGGTCAGACAATCTCTGAATATGTAAAACAAGAGACAAATAGTTATGGAAATAGAAATTTAAACGAAAAACAATTAGTTAAAAAAATTAGAGATGATTTAATCATTGGATTAAAAGATAAAGTTAAAAATGTAAAAGAAGTATTTGATGCACTTGATATAGAAAGTTTAGTTGATACATCAAAAGTTCAAGATACGCTAGGAAATGAAGAAGGAATAAATATTGCTACAGTAAAAAATTTAGCTAAAAAATTCTTAAATAATTTAGAAAATAATATACTTGAAACAAATAGAATATTTTCTGAAGGTGAAACTAATATAGTAAATATTACTGCACAAATTCAAAGTCGCCGTGGAACTTTTTTAGAATCTATAAAAGATTTATTTGGAGAATTTACTCAATTAAATGTATCAAAACAATATGATGATGCTATTAAAAATGCTGAATATGAAAGATCAAAATTACAAATTACTGAAAAAATAACTGGAAATTTAAATAATTTAGCAGGACCAGAAATAGCTAATTTCAGAGCAAATTCAGGACCAAATCCAGAAATAAGTAAGTTTATAAATGAATTAGAAACAAATATTAATAAACTGAAAGGAATAACAAATTTTGATGAATTATCTAGACAAGCTAAAGAATTAGCTCAAGGTTATTTTGAAAATTATAATGCAAATAAAGATCTTGCAGATCAAGCTAAATCTGTTGGGAATCAATTAATTGACTTATCTAGAAATACAAATGACGCATCTAATAAATTAAAAGCTTTAGATTCAACAACTGCAAATAGTAAAAGATTGTCTGATCAAGAATATGCTGCACGAGAAAAATTATTGCGAGTTCAACAAGCAATTTCTTTTGCTGGAGGAATACAAACTTATCAACAAAATGCATTTCAAAATAAAACGCAAGAATTTAATTATGCGAGAATGAATTTGGGCTCTACTGATATTGGAGTTAGAGGAAGAGGCGCTTTAGGAATGTTAGATCAATTAAAGCAACTTGGAATTGGTCCAAGAGATCTTAGTCAGACAGGATTATTAGATACAGCTCAAGCTGGTTTAGAAGCAGACCTAAGAAAATATTTATCATCAATTGGTCAAAATCTTAATCCAGCAAAAATATCTGAAATAGCAAAAACTCAAATACAAAATTATGCAAAACAAGATGAAGCAATTAATGCTCAAGCTGTCAATATACCTAATATTGATACAACTGTATCTAATATATATCAACAATTGAGTTCTCAAGGTATCAAAATTAATAATCTACAAGAATTAGCTAATGCTATAAATGGAATTCCTCCACAAAATACTTCTACTATTACTGGACAACCAACAACTCAAACTGGTGCAGTAATTAGTAATAGCCCATATGTTGCTAAAAATAATGGAGCAATTGAATCTAATTTATATGCTCTACCAGGAGGATTTGGAGGAGATTATAAACCAACTAGTTCTGGCAGATCAAGTAATTCGTCACTTTTCTTAGAAAATATAAAAAATATTAAAGAAAATCTTAACCTAGATGATGTATCAAAATTAAGCACGCAAGCTGAAGAACACTTTAAAAATTCAGCAATGCAAGCTAATAATTTAGATACTGCTTTACAAAATGCTGCAAGAGATGCTGCAATTTTAGATGACAAAACTTTAACTACATTACAAAAACAACAAAAATTAAATGATTTACATTCAAGAGATAATGAATTAGCAGAAAGAAGAGAGAAATTCAGAACAGATGAAATTGCTCATATGAATGATCTTGTTGATCTTGCTAATGGATATCTAACTTCTGTAGAATATGCAAATAAAGAATTAGAAAGACAACAAAATGCTGCTCGTAAAGAAGGATATAATCCCGCAATTGGTATTGCAACAAATTTTGTTAATGCAATGAGTTATAATGGAACTCAATTTTTTCAAGATTTAAATACTTCAGCTGTTAGTGTTGCAAATAATATTCAGGAATCATTCTCTAACGCTTTCCAAAGTTTTGCTTCTGGTACTGTAAGTGCTGGTGATGCATTTAAGAATTTTGCAATTCAAGTCTTACAACAAATTCAACAAATTTCCACTCAAATATCAACTAAATTATTCATGGGAGCAATTTTTGGTCAATTTCAAGGTGCTCTTGGTGGTATGGGTGGAGGAGGGGGTTTAGGATCACTACTTGGATTTTCAAGAGGTGGATTAGTAAAAGGTTACGCAGGTGGAGGATATGTAAATAGCGGTTCTGGATTAGTTGATGATGTGCCAGCAGTACTTTCTAAAGGAGAATTTGTTTTAAATCAAAGAGCAGTCAAATCACTTCAACAAGCTTATGGCCCTGGAT